CACCAACTATATCATCTTGATAAAGTGGTATCCAAACAAGACCGTCTTTTTTCACGAATTTATCTGTAATAGCATATTTATTTACTATTTTCATCATTTCTATATTTTTTTTATCTACTTTTAGTTGTGTCCAAGACTTTTTAAGATTTAAACCAACAGACGATATTTTCATTAATTCATTTTCATAATTCTGGGATAATGAAGCAGGTGTCATTATTACAATTTTCTTACGATTTATATATCCCTCCGCAGCGGCTATAGATGCTGCAGACTTTCCAGAACCCAGTTCGTGATATAACATAATACCTCTATACGGGCTGTCAAATTGCATATAATCGCGTATTATTCTTTGTTGAGGGAATAACGAAAGTTGTTTGATATTTACATCACATGATTGCTCAAAGTCCGAGTGATACTTTGATGGGTGAAAAGTTTTATAAGTTTGTTTATTATATCCAATTCTATTAGGGAGTATCCAATTATCAGGTTTTGTCTCAATATCCATATCCTTCTAATATAATAATTCAAATAAAAAAAAAATAATCATATATATATATATAATGATTAATAATGCTGCTAAAATATTGGATAAATGCGAGGCAATGTCTTTATTGTGTTCAAAAGCTGCAACACATTGGAGTTTTGTTAAATTTTGTTTTAATATTCCGTTAGTATTAACAAGTTCGGCAATGTGTATAATCAATAGTATTAGCGTTAATGCGAATGATGTTAAAATACCAAATATTGTAGTTAATGCAATAAGTGTTCTCATAATGTCTTTGGCAAGTAATATAAAAGCAAGTGAAAAGTTTGAAACTTTTAAAAAGTTATCACAACAATTTATGGTTCTTTCGCAAGAAATAGAATCTTACGAACAGCCATTAAAAAAAGAACATTATAGTATAATTATTTTAAAATATGATAACTTAATCCAAGACTGTATGTTTGAAGAAATACCATATCGACATAAAGTAATTGTAGCAAACTGTTTTACAAAAGCTGAAAGATATATACCAATACAACTTAATGGTATTATAGGAAATTCTTTTGTAAAAAGAAATAGTGTAAAATTAAGTTATACTGATGCAAATATTATCATACCAGATTTAAAAAGTGAAGTTATTTCATTATCATCGGAAATTGTCTAGTTTTTAGTCAAATAAAAATCCCATTTCTTGTTTATCCATTTTATCATCATCATCTTCGTCATCAAAATGTGATATAATATGTTCACTGTTTATATTTCCATCTTCGTCGGGATATATATCGTTAAATGCGTTATTAAACTCTTCTTCTTCATCTATTTTAAGAACTTCCTCGCTTATTTTTTTTATCAAATCTTCATCTTCATCTATTTTATTATAATAATCTCCCTTATTATTAAATAATTCTTTATTATCATCATGCATTAAATTATGTTTAACACCAGCTTTTTTAAGGTCTCTTATAATTTGATTTTTTTCATTTTCGTTATTATTTAAAATATTTAACTTTTGTTGTTTATTTTCTTCTCGCTTTTTATTTATAAAGTCAATATTTTCTTCCATTGTAGGGAATATAGCAGTTTTTAGAATTTTCAAAACTTCATTATAAGTATTTTTAGTATGTAATTCTATATAACCCTTTGGTATATCAATAATAGACTTTAATATACCATTTAATATATTATCTGTACTAAAAGGCAAACATAATGCTCTACTTACGATATAAGCAATTATTCTATGTACGTCAATTATAATATCATCATTAACTACTTTATTCAATGCGTATATATCTTTTAATATTCTTTTAATATCATCTATAGACTTTTTGATTAATATATCTATATTTTCTTCATTGTTTATATTACTTTTATAAAGTATTTTAGAAATAGTTAATAATATATTCTTATAATTAATTTTACCTACTACAAAATATTTATGAAAGTCGCTTGACGAATGTGATGTTTTTATAAGAATATTGATATTATCTTTAATTAATATATCTATATTTTTAGAATTGTTTTTTATTTTATCAATAATATCATTAGGCAATAATGAATTTTTATCGTACATTTTATCTAACCATTCTAACACAATGTTTTCATCATTTTTTACATTGTAAATATATTGTTCTGTTTTCATATATGCTATATTATTTTCATCAAATCTTTCTGTTTCATCTTTTTTATTTATCACAGATATTTTATCTGGAACATATCTTAAATTACGAGGTTTATTAGTTTCTTTATTAATAGCAAAACGGTTTTTAATTGCTATTAAATCTTTTCTACCTGCTTTATCCAAATCTCCATCAGCATCAAATGTATCATCTATTTTTTTAAGACAACATCCCAATAAATATTTATGTATTTTTTTATAATTAACACCAGGCATGTATATTAAAGCATTGACATATTCAACTTCAACCTTATCAACATTTCCTTTTTTTTCTATAAGTTTATTTTTCAAATTATCTCTTTCTTTCACTCCTCGCTCTACTTTCTTTTTTTCATTTTGTTTATCGTGTTTATTTAATAATTCTATAATTTTATCTTTATAATTATCTTCAATATTTGATATTATATTTTCAACCATATTTTTCGTATCTATATTATTTGAATTTGTATCTTTAAAATAATCTATAACAACATCTGATATATATGGCAATACACCATTTTTTACATTTTTTTTACCATCAATTCCATACAATGGTGAACCATAAGCATACCATTTATATAAAAATGCGTTATTAAGGTAATTTTCATTAATTAATATAGTATCGTGTAATATTTTTTCTTGTATATCAATTATCCAAAATGTTATTGCAGATACTAACATGCTATTTAAAGTATTTACCCAATCATTATTAACTGTCAATATAACATCTTTCATATCATTTAAAGCATCTTCATTAATATTAAATATATTCAGTTGTTTCAGACCTTCTATAAGTGATTTTCCATCATTAATATCATATGGTTTAAAACGCGTTAGAATATTTATATCAAATCCTGTTATATCTATTCCATTATCATTAAAAGCTTTTTTATATTTATCGTATTTTGTAGGAATACTTCTATGATATTTAAATAATTCACTTGATAATAAATCATAATCAACATCTATAACTGCAGACTTTTCAATTTTTTTCATCATATTTAGAATAATTGTTAAACATTCTATAAAACCTATTTCGTTTTTATAATTAATATTTGTTAAATATTTATCAAAATTTGCTTTTTTATTACCATATATTTTTTCATCAATATCATTGGCTATATTATCAATATCTTCAATATCCATTATATCATTCATATTTTGTATATCCAATATACCTTCATAATTTTCGCGATCAGCTCCATCCTTTATTTCTTTTGTTTCCCGATAAGATATTATATATGCTTTTCCGTCTTTATCATAATCAAAAATATGTTCGCGAGAATATTTTAAACGATTCATCATAATAGACTTTTCATTAACTATATCGTTAGATTTTGAATGTGTATTTAATATATCATCTATACTTTTTAATATCTCGTTATTATTAATATGTTTTATAGTTTCTCTAATTTTTTCAATTATTTCTTCAGGATCTGTTATTTCTTTATGAATATTATATATAATATCGTAAATATCAATATCTCCAACTTTAATTAGTTCTTTAGTCTGTATATTATTTAATTTATCATTTTCAATAAGTTCTTTAACCTTTTCTAAAAACTCTATTGTTTTAATATCGTTATTTAAATTAATAAGTTTCATACCAGATTCTAATTTATCAAAAAATGTTAATTTTTTATTTATAAGGTCTGGTAATTTTATTTTATAAGGTTTTTTTATAGTAAATCTTTCTTTTTCATTTTTTGTTAATGATAACATATGATCACACAAATAATCAAAATCTGTTTTTGTAATAAAGTCAAATGAATAACCAAACCTATTAAAAATATTATCAATATAACTATAATCTAAAGCGAAACAATCCTTTAGATATTCAACTATATTTTTAATATCGGGCTTTACATTTTTAATTAAATCATTAACATTTTTATAATTGTCAGAATATACTAAATTAATATTTACACTATTAGATAAATGTGATGTTATCTTAGAATATATATAATCATTAATTGTTGATGTTGGTATTTTATAATACGCCGCAATAATTGGTATATTTACATTATCCATTGGAAATACAGGGTAATATACTGGATATTTGTTATCGTCGTTTTGTAATACTGCGTTTATTTTTGAAGGTGGGTTAAACCTAATATTTTTAGACTTATCATTATATTTAATGGAAAAAAAATAGCGATTTTTTGCTTCATCGTGTCTAATAGTATTGAGTTTCATAAGTTTTTCAAAAATATTAACATCATCATATAGTTCTTGACTTTCCATAAAGTTGTTATCTTTTACAGCATCAACCTTAAAAGCATAATTTGAATAATCCTCGGGTTTTCCATTAATTTCATTTTTATTTTGTAATATATCATATATTAATTGTGTAACATTTTCTGCTTTTTTATTATTAGTAAAAAAATCGTTTAAATTTTCATATATGTCTGTACGTGATAATGAAATAAAAGATGGATTGTCTTTTATTATTTCGTCTAATGTAAGTATTTCAAGATATTCAATATCGTCCAATTCTTCATCTTCAATGTCAAATATTATATTTTCTATTTCTATTGACATTATTTGGTATATGTATATCTCTTTAATAAAATAATATATAATATATTGAGAATTTTATGAAACATTATTTTCAATAGAAAACTTATTCCAACTTGTTTTAATATTTACAATCTCGTCTATAATTTCATTACATATATCTCCAAAGAACAATTTAAACTCATTTTCGTCTGTTACATCAACGAGTGTTATACGAATAATCATTATAGACTTTAATGGGTGTGGGCAAATATATCCTGCGAAAGAACAATTAATAGTTTTTTTAAATAATTTTTTTTCACGAACATATTTATTATGTAGATAAGATTGAATTATATTTCCAAGAGTATCATCTTCGTTTTCAATTATAAACTCATATGTACTTGTTATATCTTGAAATTGTTGAACCTTTATTTTTTCAGACTTTTCTGTATCAACCAATTCATGTCGAATATTAGATAGTTTATTTACGATGATATCCAATGACTTTGGAATTAAATATTTTGGACCGACATTAACATTAATATATTCAATATCAAATTTAAATTTACAAGGATCACCGTATTTATCTTTATAATAACAACGCTCTTTATCATTTACATTTTCATATTTTGATGCTTCTTCAGGATTTTGTATATATGAAAAGTTAGATAACGATACTGGGTTAAAAGATGCATTTTCGCGTGCGGTTCGTTTAACTATTTTTGTTGTAAAATGAAGGCTTTCACCTGTTCTTAGACGTGTTATTAAAATATTATCATTTGATACCTTATTTGGCGGAAATAGTAACAATAATTTTTCATTTGTCAATTTTTCTCCATTCATATATCCCGTAAAGTCTTTTGTTGTAACGTTAATTGTGGTATTCGTTTCATTTTTAACATTTAATTCCAAAACAAGCATGTCATCTTGATAAGATTCTATTTCTTCTTCTGTTAAACATATTGGTATTAATCCAACACGGTGAATTATAAATTCATTATGTAATGCTCCTGTATTTAATATAACATCAACAGTAGGTTCATCATTATCCAATTTTTCACCTATAGCTCCTGGAATTGGAATATCTGTTAAAATTATACGGCGTATACCATTAACAATAGCTAGATCGATATTATGAATATCAAATGAATGATTGTTTGAAGGATCTTTGGCGTCAAATGAATAATTGTAAAACATTCTATATTAATATATTAATATAATCTATCTTATATATCAATTTTTAATAAAAAAAATAAGTTTATTTAGACTTGTATTAACAAATTTGTTTTTAGGGTGTTGTTGCAGTTGTTGCAGGTGTTGCGGTTGTTGCAGGTGTTGCAGTTGTTGCAGTTGTTGCTGTCGTTGCAGGTGTTGCTGTTGTTATTGTTGTTACTGGTGTTGCTGTTGTTACTGTTGTTGCAGTTGTTACCGGTGTTCCTGTTCGTATTGCTAATGTTTCAGCAATTAATGTATCTTCTGCAGATCTTTCTGCAGTTAATGCTTGAAGCGCGGCTGTTTGTTGTGCTAATGTTTGTTGTGCCGAACTTTGAGCAATTAATGTTTGCGGGGTTGATGTTCGCGGAGCTGATGTTTGTATAACTGATGTTCGTGGGATAGATGTTTGCGGTGTTGATATTTCGGGAACAGATGTTTGTGGCATTGTAGTAGTACTTTTACCGCTAAATATCCAAATAATAAAACTAAAAAATAGAATAATAATTATAATTACGAATGGTAAAATTGTAAAAAGTGTTACAACTGTCCAACTTAACATATGACACTCTCCAAATGTTAAACAAGACATATAATAAGTAAAAAATATAATAATACATATAGCAATAAAATATGTAAATACGATACCAATTATAGTTCCTACTCCTTCGCTTGTATTATTATATAGACCGATAATAGTCACGAGTGTAGCTAAAATAAAGTTTAATATGAAATAAATCCATCCTTGTTGTGAAAAATAGCTCATGCTTCTAATATTAATAATATAATAATTACGAAATTAAACTGTTCATTATCGCAAAGCACATAGAAGTTCTTGAGTTCATTTCATTAACAGGATTAGATGCGAAGAATTGAATAAGTGTTTTAATATTTTTAATATCATTACATTGACACAAATAGTGATATACATTACGAGAATTAATAATTCTAGCTTTATATGTTGTTATTTGAAGACTTCTCAACTGTGCTAAATGATACTGAATGATTGGTGGAAATTGCTTATCCATCTCTTTATTCATTTTAAATCGCGTGTATTTAGGATAATACAATGTTGTTAGAATATAATAACTATAAAGAATATCTTTAATACTTGATATAATTGTATGAATTAAATATGTAGGATCTATTTCTCTATTATTATTATCAATTGGTAGAGATAGTTCTTGATTATAGTCATTGATATAATCTTTGATTGTATAATCATTTTTATTTTTCATATATACGGCGAGAATATTCATCCAACTATTAGGATGACAAGGATCAGTTTCCTCACGATGTCTTACATAATCTGTTGAAATTTTATATAGTTGCTTTGATGTTTCTAATTGTTTTTTGATAATTAGCCCATAACTTCTAGGATTTAATGAAATATAATCATGTGCTTCTTGTAGCAATTCAAATTGTTTGGGATATACTACTCCCATATGTACTAAATTAGGAATTGATGAAGAAATATCGTCCCATTCTTCGCGTGTTTCTCTATTTTTTGTACTAATATGTAGCAATTCCATATAATTTTCTCCAAGTTCTAATGTGTAATCAATAATATGAATATTTTCATAGTGTACTATGATAAACTCATATGCCATAGTAATATCCAAATTAGAAACAAACATTTCTCTTAACTTTTTAGAAAGTTCTAATTCATCGTATGTTTCAAAAGTCTCTTCAATTGTTTTTTGATAAAGTTTCAATAGGATTTCATCAAACATATTACCATGTGATTTAGTTGGATGTGAAAACTTTGAACTATTGGCATCAGGACAACTTGATGTTCCAAAATGCCATTCGCCTTTATAATTGTAAATTGTAATAATTGTACCATCATATGCCTCAAAACATTTATCTTCATTTTGGTAAAGTGTAGTATTATAAGTATCATAATTAACACGAATTGGGATTGAATTAGCATATGTAACTACAACATTGTTGTTAGTATCATTAAAGTCTAATACGATACTTCTACATTGTTCATACAATTCTTTAAACTCATTATCTTTATTCATTTTATAATTACTATGAAGTAGAACAATATCATCGCGATTTTTGAACTTCTTTACTTTAATAGTAGGCCACAAATGATATTTTTTAATAATGTAAATCAATGATTGAGAATGCGTTTTATTTTCTTGATTATTATTATTATAATTTTCATATGTTTCATAAATTAATTCATTGATATTTTTGGGGAAAGTTGAAGTAGAAACCGGCGAATTCATAATTTAGTTGTTATTAAGAATAGTATATGTAGTATGTATTACTTTATATCAATTTTTATTTTTTTACATTATTTATTTTTAAATTTTATTTTTGCAATATTTATCAAACGATGTTTGCCCAACCTCTTTTGACGCGTTTTCTGATGTTATTTTCTTTTTTACAATATCTTCTCTCATTTTAAGAAAATATTCAAAATTAGAATAATCAAAACCTTCTTCTCTCGTAACCATTTCATATAATAAAGGATATCTTTCTAGAAAAAAAGCAACCTTACCATTAATTATATTATAATTATTTAAATTTTCTTGATGTGTATTTTTTCCTTTATGTTCAACCAAATATAGCATAATATCCTGAACAATATTTTTTATATCGTCTGTTGTCATACCGTCTTTTACAAAGTCTTCTGTGTCATTGTATTTTGTGCGTTTATTAGGAGGAGGTTGTTGCTCTTTTTTACTCATAATATACTATTTAAAAATATTTAATTCCTTATATCTTAAAAATGAGTACATAATCTTTTTATTCCAAGAATATATAGAAAAGTTTTAAAATTATAGAAATAAATAATTATGTACTCATTTAAAAATTGATATTTGTTATATTGTTAATAACATAGAATGATTAAAACTAAAAATGTATCTCCATTAAGATATCCTGGGGGGGAAAACCAGAGCTTGTAAGTTATTTGATGAAGCTATATTAAAATATTTTAACATTAATAATATCGATATTATAATTTCTCCATTTTTTGGAGGAGGTTCATTTGAGTTTTATTTACAAAACAAGTATAATATTAGATTAATTGTTAATGATAAATTTAAACCATTATATAGTTTTTGGAAACAGGTTAAAGATAATAAAAATATATTATGTGAAGAACTTAGAAAAGTTCAGTCTGTTTCTAAAGAACAATTTATTGATTATAGGAATACCATTATGAGTTTAAATGATAATATACTACAACAATCTATTCAATATTTTATTATAAATAGATGTTCTTTTAATGGGTCTACATTATCAGGAGGATTTTCAAGCGAAGCAAGTAATAAAAGATTTACAGAATCATCCATAAACAGAACTCAGTCTATGGACTTTACGAATATTGATATATATAATGAAGACTTTGTAGAATTTATAAATGATAAAAAATATGAAAAGTCTATAATGTTTTTAGACCCACCATACTTTTTGGAAAAAAACTCAAAATTATATGGTAATAATGGAGATATGCACGAAGGATTTAATCATGATTTACTATTTGATATATTAAATAAAAATAAAAATTGGGTATTAGCATATAATAATTGCGAATACATAAGATGTCTATACAAAGACTATATTATTATAGATGTTAAATGGTCTTATAGTATGAATGCTACAAAGAAGTCTTCTGAAATTATTATTATATCTAATTAATATATGTTAAATCAATGATAGCAAATATGTTTATTTACATTAACATTTTTTAAATCATTCCAATAATCGCATTTATTAGAGTTAATCATAGGTTTTTCTATTATATATGCTAAATCTTTTTGACGAATTATATCATAATATTTTACATTACGACATGTTAGTAATATGTACCCTCTATATATATATCCATATTCATTATTTTTACTAACAATTTTATGTAAAAATAATAGATGATCGAATATTGTAGGATTATAATAAGTAGTACTTGTAATAATTTCAAAAGTATCATCGTATATAAATTTAACCTTACCCAGATGCATTATATTATAAATGTTGAAATATTTAACATTATCGCAAACATTAATTGAATTAGCTGAAAATATTACATTATATTTGTCAACATTTTTTTTTATTACATTTATTGGTAATTCTTTATCATATTTAGTAATTTTTAAATCTTTAATTACATGCTCTATTTCTTTTAAATAAAGTTCCAGTAATATGATATTTAATTCAATTATATGATTATGTTTTTGTATATAATTTTCATATATTTTAGATACATACTCATTGTAAGGACAAATGTTTAATATAGTCTCTATACATTTATAATTAACAATGATTTTAAAGTTTATATTAATTGGTTTTATTGAATTAGATAATTTTAATGTCATATTTTTTATAATTCTGTAATAACAAAAACAACTACTATATTGACGATGAATACAACTATTATCCAAATATTTTTTATAATTATTTATCATAAAGTTTATACGATTCATATTTAATATATTTAATATATTGTTTCATTTTATATATTGATAATATATTTTGAGTACATAATTATATATTTCTACAACTTTTGACATTTTATATATTTTCTTAAAAAAAAAAGATTATGTACTCAAAATAAATATAATAATATTACATATTAATATCCTCATTCTATATAGAATAATGAAAAAAGAATTAGAATACGCGGAGTTAAACTATGCTCCAAATGTTGGTGTTCCTGAACCTCCAAAAAACGCTGGTTTATATACTGGTGAAGTTTTATTTGATAAAAAACCATGGGGAAATAATTATAAACAACCTTCTGTTTTTCCAGATGCTGTTGACTTTAGCGCACAATTTTATGCAAGTCATCATATACCATCATATAATAGACCAGGAAATAATACTGTTGTAACGAGTATGTTTAAAAAATATAGTGATGATGATAGTGTTGCAACTACTCCTGATAATTATAACATATTTTGTCATACTAATAGCAAAGCACTTGGATGAGGTTTTTTAATAATATCCTTATGTTTTCTTAAAAAGTCGCATATATATTTGTAAGTTTCATCAACTTGTTCGAAGGTAACACCTCCAGTTATTAGGACACTTCCGCTTTCAAATAAAGCTCCTGTTACTTTTTTGCAATCACCAATGCGTTTACCCGTTCCTTTACCGTAACAATTTTTAGGACATGAACATATCCCGTTATTTTTAATATTACACTCATTCCAGAAATATTCTAATTTGACGCCTTGATAAATACCCGGTTGAAATGAACATTTATTATTATATTCATCACCAATGAATAACTTATGAATTTCTCTTCTTTTTACTTCAAACCCTTTTGTCATTTCAGGATCAGTATATATCTTAAAGTCTGTATTGATCATTCTAATTTTAAAGTTTTGATATTTTAAATCTAATACATAATCATCAGGAACATTAATAATAATTTTTTTGTCAATATTATTATATATGTCTTTGATATTATTAATAATAGTATTTACAATTATTTCTGTATCTTCAACATTTTTAATTCCCGTAAGTTGAATATTGCCATTTTTGAATATTTTTACATTAGGTATATATTTCTCTCTAAATCTATAAATAACAGTTACCTGATTATCAAATCTATTTTTTTTCATTTTATCTTTTTTACTTTTCCTTCTCTTTTTAGGATATACACCTTTAGATACATCTACACCATCTTTCATAAACTGTGCCCATACCAAAGAATTATCTATTTCAGGCGTTTCAGATACTATAATATTATCAAATAATATCCCTAAATTGATATTAACTAAACATCCTATATTAGCATTACACGTAATTGTGGAAATTCTATATTTTGAAAAATATATGTCTGTCATATTTTCTTATATATATAAATGTATAATCTTATATCATTTTTTATTAAAAAACGGATTTATATTTTTTGTCAATTCTAATTTATCCTTACCAATATCTTTTTTGATATGCATATTATCTGTTATATTTTTTAAATATGATGTATTAACAATTTCATAATTATAATTTGTTAATATCATCGGTGGTAAGTTCAATAAATGCGTTTTATCATTTGTTAAATGACCACTTCTAAACTCTTCAATCGTCATAGGTCCATTAAATAGTTTTAATAAAAATCTTGAAGGGGCTGGGCGAACAGGACGTGAAACACCAAAATGCTTACTTAACATTTGTATTAAACTATTAATTTCCCAAACCTTATAACTCCCACAATGGGAAGAAAAATTATAAGCATTCGCACATTCTAACGAGCAAAAGTTCCCAAATAATATATATGTATCTGTTTTAACATTATATTTATAAGGCATTCCAAATGTTCTATTATTTATTGGATGACAACACCAATAACAATTATTATGTGTATTTATAATATTTTCATTATATTCTTTATTAGATAATGATATTCCATTATCAGAATATAAACTTTCTTCGTTTATAATATTATCTTGAATGTTATTATAAATATTTGATTCATTTAAATAAAAACAATTAGGTTCGTATGGTTCTGGGTTTTCTAATATTTCCACATCAACATTTTCATTCATTTTAGATATTTGACATTCAGATATTTGTAATTGCAGTATAATATCTTCATTATCAACAACTGATATATCTTTTACCATTGTATTTAATAAGTTTTTTTTCTTTACATTTATAGTTTTATCATCAATAACTTTTGCTTTTCTAGGCATATTTTATTTAAACTTTTAAATATAGTAACTGCTTTATCATTTATATATCTTTATTATCAAAAAAGTCTTTAAAATAACTAATACTATTTATCAAATCTCTGTTAATTTTTAGATTAGGTTTTTCAGTTTTTATTTTAAATTTTACATTATCGCTAGACTTTATACATTTATCCTTTATTTCGCTTATTTCTCTATTTAATGAATTAATTGTATCAATTAAGTATTTTATAATGTATCCTGCTAATAAAATTATAATTAACGTAAATAAATCCATTATACTTATTATAAAAACAAGATTATAAAATTACACAAACTTTAAAGACGCACTTCCATTAACAACAGTTAATATATTAATTTCTATTATAAATATACTAACATCGTATTTTACATTTTCAACAGTATTTGTATGAAAGTTTATATTATTAATCATATTTTTATAATCAGGATCATTACTATAGTCATTTAATTCTAATTGAAACGTTGTTGTTATTTTTGAATTATTATAAGAGCCTGATGTATTAATTTTTTCCGGAAATAAAGCGAACGAATAACAATAAATACCTGTTCGTGGAATATTTGTATGATTATAATATGGCTGTATTTGATTATAAAAATTAGCATCATACTCTACGCGATCTGTCTGATTAATCCATTTTATATTTGCTTTTTTGAGAATGCCCATATTTTCATTATATTTGTGGGATGCTGTATAGTTAGTATAATCATTAAAATTACTAATCATATCACTGCGTTTAATAGTCCATACATATTCCTTAATATGATTATTAGCATTAGTTATATTATATTTACCATCTTCACCGTCTCCAATTGCCATTTTAACCGTATCTATAACATAATTTATCGTATTTGTATCCATCAACATTTTACATCTCTCATTATTATCCAAAAATACATATGTTAAATGTAATTTATTATTTACATCAAATGGATTCAATACTGCATCATATTTTATAAAGTTATATATATTGATTTTTTTATTAGGATTAAGTTTATTGAATAAAGAACTACTAACGTATATATTTAATTTTTCTGACCATACCTTATATAAACCTTCGATAGCATTCAAATTAGTTTCTACAACAAGTGTTATTTCATTATTTGCTAGTTTTAATAATGGTAAAGCTAGCGATGGATTTCTCGTAAACCAAAAATGTAATGGAACTTGTATCTCTCTTTCTTTTATACTTGGTTTATTATCGAATAATTTTGATTTTGTTGGATAATTAAAACTAATAATTTTATTATTAACAACTGTAATTTTTGAGTTTTCAGAAACAGGATTTGTATATTCTTCGGTATTCCCAATTAATTTATTATATGAGGTTCCATCTTTATTAGTCAATTCATTCCATATATTCATCCATTCGCCATATATTGTCTCTATTTTTCTTCCCGCGATTAAAATAGATACCCTGTGTATATAATTAAATCCTAAATTATTAACCCATCTAAACTTTAATTCGTTAGATGAATATATAGCTGGTATTTTAAAACTTATATAAATATTACTTAATAAATCCCCATGTCTTTTTATTTCATATGTCATTGTTGCACTTCTAAATAATCCATTATTACCGTTATTTATTGGTGTTATTTCGTGATTTTCCATAGAAAAATTGGTATGTTTTTTATAAACATATTTATAGTAATTAATACTAGCATTTGTTAATATAAATTCTTCCATAGCATGCCCTGTTATCACTAATTGCATTAATCCACCACCCATTTTATTATATTAATACTATAATAATATTTTAATATCATCTTATATATTTTTACTGTCAATGAATGCTGAAATAGCATTAAATGTTCTATCTCCGTTATAATGTTGTACAAGTTCTTCATTTTGTACAAGTATTATAGCTGGAAATCCTGTAATATTAAACTTTTCTATTCTGTCCATTTTTTCAATACGATTATATTTTTTTAATTTTACATTTTTCCAGTTTTCCGCTTCTAATTTATCCCATATTTTTGATTTATTAAAGTCAGTACAGTGTCCGCAACCATCCATGTAATAATATTCTAAAGTATATTTTTTATCATTATTGAATTTTTCTGCTATTTCATTATAATTTAATACCACTAAAACAATAATAGCAATAATAATTAAAATAGCCATTATAGCAAAGATTTCATTCATATACCCTTTTTTCATAATATACTCTAAAATATTATCAGATAATAAAATCACCATTGTGTTTAACAATTTTCTTGTATTCTATCAATAATTTTTCTTTATTACATTCTTTCGTAAAAGCAAGTAAATTATAAAATATTATATCTTTATATTTATCATTATTATTAATATCTTTTATAAAACTTATGAATATATCTTCTTTAATAATAAAAATTCTTTTGTCTATTAAATCATAATTAATATATTCGTACTTATCTATAATATGAACATTAAAGTCTTTTTTCTTAAAAAAATCAATATATAAATCAATATTTTCATTGCAAATTATTATTGTTCTATAAATAGAATGCGTGCTATATATAGTTTCAATATCATATAGAAAGTCTTGGTATACCGATATATCGCTTATAATATTCATTGATATATTATATATTATATTTTTTGCTTTATGTATAATACATATAAGATTATTCATATAATGTATAATATAAATGACGCAACAAATTGTTAAAATTAATTTTTTAGAGTTTCAAGATAAATATAATAAAATATCTTGCATTCCACCTGATATTATATCAAAAGTTTCGGTGTTAAAAGAAAAATATACTTGTTTTAATTCGTTTTATGACCCAAAAATGATATTAGCGAAAAAGGTATATACTAAAAAGGAAAAAGACGGAGATTATAATAATAAAAAGAGATTTCATATAATTATACCTAACTTTACAAACAATTCTATCGTAAAAAGAAATCTAATCGGTCATCTTAATAAATTAACTTTAAAAAATAAAGATGTTATTTATGAAAAAATAAAAAATATAATTATTGAAAATAATAGCGAAGAGTTTTTTACGTTAATATGGGGGTATATTAAGATAAATGATGATAAAATATATGTTGATATATTATTTTTCTTCGAAAAAGACTTTTATGACGAAATGATAGAAAAATTATGGAAAGATTATAATGATAATGAACAGTGGAAACCACCGCAGTATATATATGATAATAATTTACTATTATTAAATGATGAATATGAATTATATTGTAATTATATAAAATGGAAGAAATGTACTCATAATATAAATAAAGCATGGACAATAATAAAAAAAGAAGAAATACAGAAATTAATGAACATAATATACGAATATATGTATAAAATAATAAATGAAGGAACTGTTCATAAATATATTATTGACATATTTATGGAACAAATCTATAAGTTTTTACAAATTCAAAAGTCTCTTGAAATTATTAATAAAATAAAAAGTCTTGATATTACTAATTATAATACAACAACAAAATTTATAATCTATAATATTTTAGATTTATAAATATAAATAATTTCTATATAATAGTATAGAGAAAGAATAAGTAATTATGAAAGGTTCGGGAGAAAACAACTTGTCATTTTACAGTAGTGTTATTATTCAAATGATATTTGCAATATTATTAATTATAATTTACGCATATTTATATAAACTTGAAAATATCGGTTGCGAATGTGCCGAACATCCAAACAAAGAATTTATTAAGAACTTTACATTAGTCGCATTAGCTTATTTCTTAGTAACTTCATTTGTTCCAATTTCTAGTATTTCTAAAAATATGGGTCCAGCTATCGTACAATTATTATCTATTGGAACCTTCGTATTTTTCCTAATATTCGTTGTGTATATATATTATGCATTTGATTATGTTAGATTTTTGACAAATGAAAAATGCAAATGCTCAGACGATATGAGCCGTGATGTAATAGCTGTTGGAACAATGGTATCATTATTCTTATTCCTCACATTACTATTTACTATTATTATTGTCCCAATTTTAATAAGCACATTGTCAAGTTTATTAGGTAAAATAGAGTTATTCGGTGAAGAGGTTGAAAATACAGTGTCAAATCCTTTACAGACTATCCGTAAAACTCCTGGACTTATTTCAAAATCAGTAAAGGATATAGGCTCTTTTGTTAATAAATCAGCTCAAAAAATAAGTAATGTACGCTCAAAGTCTAAACGATAAATTATATTTATCCTCCTTTTTTTTATAATAATTAATTTAAATATTTAATGTGCGTGTATTTTTACGAGAACGCCCTCCCGACGATTGTCTTAAAATTTTAATATCAGCTGTATCTTCTAAAATTGATGTTATTTCTTCATCGCTAACAGATAACGTTTCTATATTATCGTCATTATCTTCAACAGAAATCTTACTATGCATATTTCTTATGATATTATCAATATCTTGATCAGATCTATTTGCAGAATTATTATTCATACCTGAACTCATATTCATATTATTAGAACTTTGCATTTGTCTAGGCATAATATCAGGAGACATAGAACCACCATTTAATGTTCCAAAAATATTACTTACCATATTAAATAATCCCATACTATCGGAACCATTATTATTTTGTTTCATTGGTGGTTCTATATTATTATTACCCATCATATATTGTTTGGCTGCGGCATTTTGAAATTGTTTCATTAATTCAGGATCTGATTTAAGTACATTTTCAACATCAGGCATAGGTTGTTCTTTAAACATACGACTTGTCAAATGAAACATAAACGCACTTCCAGATAAAGAAATAAACAAACGAAGTTCTGGTGCCATTTTTTTACCGGTTGATTTATACTTACAATGCAATTCTTCAAAAATATCGTCATAATCATTTATATTTTCATTAACTTGTTCAGACCATCCATCTAATTTAATTGTAAAAGGATCATATCTACTATTCATATATTCAGTTCCTGAGATAAAAGCCATTAGCATCTTTTGTTGAAATCTTACACTTCCATCTAACTCTTTCTCGCGAATTATACGATTGTATTCAGACTTCATCTCATCAAAGTCGGAGTTCATATTAAACTTAAAAGGAACCTTAAATCCCTTTGATTCCAATCTATCTAATTGATATAGTATCTCTTTTTTTTCATTTATTTCATTTTTAATTATTTCTTTTGGGCTTAAATTTCTTTTTTTAATTATTTTACTCCCCTCGCTTCCACTATAAGACTTTACGCTTTCGTCTTGTTCATCGCTTTCAAAACTACCGTCATTACTTTCATTTTCTTTACTAGAAACACTGCTTTTACTGCTTCTACTACTACCGCTACTTGATTGACTACTCGCAGTATCATCATGTTTAGATTGTTTTTTTTTATATTCATGTCTTGATTTATTATTCATATATTTTTCTCTATCTCCATTTCCGGATATAGAACTAGCTCGCGACGAAGATCTAGAAGACATAGACATAACATCGGAACTTATTTTGCTTTTATTAAATAAAACATCATCGTCTATAAAGTTATTTTGTTGTACTCTATTTTGCTTATTTGGTATATCAAAATTAAAAGAATTAGTAGAAAAACTCTTTTTATTTAACTCGATTAAATCGTCATTTCTATTATTAAGATTTGATATATTGGACATATTATATATTTAATTGGCTATCAATTGTTTATATATTATAATAATTTTAATACATATATAAAAACGCATAATATATATTGAAAAAAAAATTTAATTATATAATACATTATACTTGTCTAATGCCTCGTCTTTGATATTTGTTCTAATATATGCAACTGCCTGAAGACACGCGTCGCTCAAATCATCTTTCTTTTTATTTTCAGCGAAAATACTTGACAATACATCATTATCTTTAATATAATTAGAGCATATATCAATACTTAGTTTTTTATTAATTTTATATTTATCTTTCCGAAATCCTTTCGCATTTTTAGGACTTTCAATTGTATTTTGTATTTCTGGTTTGTAATCGTGTGTTTTAGTCTTTAATGAAGCATTTACGAGTATTACATTTTTAACGTCTTTATCCCAATATTTTATTAAACTAAAATAACAATAAATTATATGTTGAATTGTTTTCATAATTCCATTTAAATTGGATGGTTGATTTTCTATTAAAACATAATCTATAACATCTATGCCTCTTAATTTTAAATCACCTATAATGTTATCCATTTCAATATATATTCTCTCTGATATATCATCTATTCCTTTAATTTCTTTTTTACTCTCTGCTAATGTGATTATTCGCCAATCTATAATTGTTATAACATCTGTTTTTTTTAATACACATAATGCTAAATTTTTAACACCAATATCAAAACTTATATAAATCATTTTTAGAAAGATATTACTATAAATCATTATATCTTTATACTTTTTTTCATTATGGATAAAGTATTTTTATTATATTCTTGAATATTATTATTTTTAATATGTATTATCAAATCCTTCCAAAAAGTATCATTTCTATATTTATAATTATATTTATTAATTTTTTTATATTTTTTATATAACCATTTATGTACTCTATCTTGAACTTCACTTTTTTTACTACGAATATTATGTATTTTTTTTAAAGATATTAAAGATGAAATAAAAATTTTCAATAGTTCATTTTCCAGATATTCTTCTGGAATATTATCCCATAGATCATTATATTTTATATAATTATATGTTGGGCATATTAATAAGTTGTCAGTATAATCTATGAATGTATCGTTATTATCTATTATAAGAAGTTTTTTTGAAATATCATAAGTTTTTGGCATTTTCATAGACTTTAAAATTAATGGTAATATTTTTACAATAGACTTCTTATATACACCATTTTTGTCTATTATACAATTATTTCTTGTGAATAATGGTCTATTAAATTTAATATTATTTTGCTTTTCTATAATGCTAATTTCTTTATGTGCCCATAACTTTTCTGATGCTGTGTATATATATATAAAACTATTAGGGTATTGTTTTTTTATTTCCAACATAAATTTATTAAAAAATGGTCTTATTAAAAGGGAATCACTATTATAACTATCGCATAAACTTTTTTCACATAATGTATTATTTTTCAAAAGCTTTTGATAACTATTTTTTTTTATTATTTCTTGTATATTATATATATCGCACTGATATCTACAATCGCCTATTATTGTACCATCTAAATCTAAAATAAATATATATGGTTCTACATTATTATTCATTAAATTATAGTATAACTACTTATATTATATTTACATTATTTAATATCTGCATATTCTAATCTTTTATCATATTCTTCTTTTACAAGACTTCTTCGCTTATCTATAAATTTTGACATACTATCATAACCAGCAAATATCATATTTTCAATCTGGCTTGTTGTTAATATCATTTTAACACCCATTTTATTAATTTTAAAGTTTAATGTTTTTTGATTTGTTATAATACTTGGCATATAATAATTATCTATTTCCGAAGAATTTATCTGTTTTAATAAAACTTGTTGTGTTCTTAAAATATCAAAAATATTAAACAATTGTTTTAAAATATAAAAAATATTTATTTTCTTATTCTTTATTACATCATCTTTGTTTTCTTTATTCGATGAATATAAAA